GGAGTACAAGGCAGTCGCGAGAAACAAGAACTTGCTGTATTTAAAACTAACGAATACTATAATAAGCACTTTAATGATATTGGTGTAGGTAAAGATACTGGACATCAAAAACTAATGTGGCAGCTGTTGTGCATGTGCGGCAATACAGGCAAAAATGAATTTCATCCTTGGATTGGATTTAAAAAGCGTGACGGTAGTACAGGCAAAGCAATGTCGCTGTTAGAAAAGTTAAATCCAAATATGAAAACAGATGAGGTTGAATTACTTGCTAGAATATCTACAAAAAAAGAACTCAATGCACTTGCAGAGGAACATGAAATTGCAATCAAGCTCTAAGCCATATGTATGTGAATACTGCAACTCGGGCTATGTGCGTGAAAGTACACTCATGGCACACGTATGTGAAAAGAAACGCAGGGCATTGCAAAAGGATGAGCGCAGAGTACGATTAGGGTTTTATGCATTTAATCAATTCTACAAACTTAGTGCAGGTGCAAAGAAAGATAAAACTTATGAAGAGTTTTGCAAAAGCAGTTACTATAATGCGTTTGTAAAGTTTGGCAGTTTTGTATCTAATGTAAAACCATTGTATCCTGAGAAGTATATTAACTATGTTGTAACTAGCGGAGTTAAACTTGATCATTGGTGCAAAGAAGAAATGTATGAAACATATGCAATTGAACTTATTAAAAAAGAAGGTGTAGAAACTGCACTTGAACGTAGCGTTAATACTATGATAGATTGGGCACAAGAAAACAATAGTGTGTGGAATCATTATTTTTTATATGCTAATCCTAACAGAGCAGTATGGCATATCAGAGATGGCAAGATTAGTCCTTGGCTTATGCTTAACTGTAAGAGTGGAAAAGAAATGCTGGGCAATTTTAATGACGAACAGTTAAGTATGATTTATAATATTGTAGATCCAAAGCACTGGAGTGTTAGATTTAAAAGACAAACAAAAGATGTACAATTAGTCAAAGACGTTGTAAAGGAAAGTAAACTATGAAATTAATTAAATACCCAAACGAAATTTTAGCACGTGAAGTTAAAGACGTTGACCTAGAGAACCCGGGATTTGATCCTAAAGAACTTAAAGCAGAAATGGTTAAGTTTATGATAGATAGTAACGGCATAGGTCTTGCTGCAAATCAAATTGGCCTAGATGCTAAAGTATTTGTTATGGGCGACAGTGTAGAGAATAGTACAATGTGTATTAATCCTACAGTACTGCAATACACCGAAGAAACAGTAGATGACATTGAAGGTTGTTTGAGCTTTCCTAATGTGTTTGTTAAGATTAAACGTCCTAAAGAAATACTTGCACAATACTGGAATGAAAATTTAGAAGAGTGTAAAGTAAAGATTGAAGGCTATAGTGCCAAGTGCTACTTACACGAAATGGATCATGTACTAGGTATTACTATGAAAGATCGTGCAAGTAAACTTAAATGGAACATGGCTGAAAAGAAAGCACGGAAATTGGAGAAGCAAATTGCCTGATATTGACATAGACTTTGCAGACAGAGATGTTATCCTATCTCAACTCAAACATCGTGTGGCAAAGTTAAACACAGGCAAGAAGCACAACACTGGAGTCTACGCAACAGAGATTCCACACAACCCTATTGACAACTTAGCCACAGTTGAACATAAGGCAGCAGACGAACGTGGCTACTTTAAACTAGACTTCCTTAACGTAAGCATATACAAAGACGTTAGGGATAATGAACACTTAACACAATTAATGGAAAGAGAACCCCTATGGCAACTTCTGGAACACGCAGACTTCAGCGATCAAGTCTTTCATCTAAACGGGCACAGCGCACTATTGAAACAATTGAAGCCCAACTCGGTACAACAATTAGCAGCGACACTAGCGATCATTCGACCGGCGAAGAGACACCTAGCGAACAGCAATTGGAATTTGATTTTACAAGAGGTGTGGACGAAGCCGACGGACAATAGTTACTACTTTAAGAAAGCCCATGCAGTGAGCTACGCAATGGCGTGTGTAGTGCATATGAATTTATTGTGTGAACAGATTAGTTCTTAGGTCTACGCATTAGTTGAACACTTTTACGTTTAATACGTTTAATAGACAAATTATTTAAATTAACGCATGGCCCTATCGTTACTTTTACATCTTTTGAATTCATTGTCATAATTGCATATCTAAATGGTTCTATTTCTCCACGTAAGAATATATTAATGGGAATCATCCTATTTGATTCCCACCACCATGCTTCGCCCAGTTCTAAAAATGCTCGTTGTTCAAGTTCTGATTTAATGTCTGTGTAGATATACATACTAGTTACTGTAACGTCTTGATTAATAATGATACCGATATATTCGTTGCCACCGTATGTGACTACACTTAAAAATGGAAAATTGTCCTGTATATCTTTTGTTAGCATGTGATTCCGATAAATATTAGTATGCAATTGTTACCTAGATATTTATGCAACAACACAACCACAGTCATAGCAGATATGGCGGGATTCATTACGGAGTACAGACCAGTGTATAGTAAACAGCTTCAAGTATATAAAGGCATAGATAATGTCTTAGAGTTTAGATTATTAAACGCAGATCAAAAGCCTGTAGACATCACAAGTTATACTCCAAAATTTGTAGCGTTTGATGAAACTAATCAAATGGTATTAGAAAAGGATGCTACTATATTAGATGATGGATCAACTATAACTAGAGGCAAGTTTAAAGTTACAGTGACAGAAAATGAGTTACTAAATCTTAAACAACAGTATCTAAGCTATAATATCTACCTAGTAGAAACAGATGGCGATAAAGTACTTACATATTCACAGCCTAACTTTGATAACGACGGCGTCATATATGTCAATGCAAGAACATTCCCGGGTCCGCTAAACTCGTATTCAGTGACTACATTCGAACAAGAAGCACCTGCTATTGAAACTTGGTACAGTGAAACAGTTGACGCACAACCAAGCATTAACGGCAACGAAGCATTACATACCGCAGCAGTGTATACAAGCTCGTACACGGGCGATGTAGTAGTACAAGCTACTTTGGATAATCAAGTAACAGAAAGCACACAGTGGGCTGATGTAGCGTCTCTAACATTTGTTGGAACAGAAACTACTCCAACTCCAATTAACTTTAATGGCGTGTTTAGCTTCTTACGCTTTAAAGCAGACGCAAATCCAGCAGACAAAATAACTAAAGTATTAGTCAGAAACTAATTGACAACTACAATATTGGTGCTATAATATTAGTATGAGTATTGTATCCGACATAATTACAGCACACTTGCCTTCAAAGCGTAAGACTACTCCTAGTGGGTGGACTAGCTTTAATGCACCTTGCTGTCAGCACAACGGTAACACCGCTGATACTAGAGGACGCGGCGGACTCATTAGCGAAGGCGACACTGTAAGTTATCATTGTTTTAACTGTGGATACAAGGCTAGTTGGCAACCAGGCAGAGCGGTGTCACAGAAGCTACGTAAGCTCTTACAGTGGTTGAACTGTAGTGATGATGACATAACACGACTGACGTTCGACGTCATGCGCTTAAACGAAGGTGTTGAAGTAGCAGAGCGTAAGATAGAAATACCCACGTTTGAAACTGTGCCGTTGCCAGACGATGCTATTCGAATTGCAGACATCACAGAGTTTAACAAGTTTAGCATAGCCATAGTTGAATACATGGCAGCACGGCACTTGACGTTAGATGATACAGATTACTATTGGTGCCCAAGTCTAGCATACAGAGATAGATTAATTATTCCGTTCTACTATGAGAAACGTATTATAGGATGGACTGCTAGAACTATTACAGCAGATAAAAAGCCCAAGTACTTGAACGAGCAACAACCTGGCTTTGTGTATGGACTAGACAAACAAACATATGATAAGCAATTTGCTATACTTGTCGAAGGTCCAATGGATGCTATTCACATAGATGGATGTGCGCTCGGCGGCAGTGAAATAAATGATGCACAGGCATTACTGCTTAACAGGCTAGGCAAAGAGATTGTTGTTGTGCCTGATAGAGACCATGCAGGCAAGAAACTTGTAGAAGATGCTATTGGCAGAGGCTGGGGTGTTAGCATGCCTGAATGGAGTCAAGAGATTAATGACGTAGGCGATTGTGTAGATAAGTACGGGAGACTATATGCGCTATATAGTATTGCTAGTGCAGCAGAAACTAGTCCACTTAAAATTAGATTGAGAGCAAAAAAATGGTTCGTATGATAAAGAATATATTAAAAAAGATTTGGGACATTGTTACGTGGCCCTACTACAGAGTCAAAGAAGAAATTAAATTTCGCAAGCGTATGAAAGAACTTCGCAAAAAAGATCCTTTCATTTACAAATAGGAAGATATAATGATTACTTGGGGCATTGTCGCTAACAGCCACGACGCAAGCATAGCAGTATTTAAAGATAACAATTTACAATGGGCAGGGCTTGCTAAAGACTTTAGTAAGATACCTAACGACCCACATCTTAACAAAAAACTAATACGCAGAGCAATGCGTTTAGGTAAGCCTAATAAAGTTATTTGGTATGAGCGTCCGTTCTTAAAGACACTGCGTCAATATTGGGCTGGACAAGGCTGGCTAGGCAAAGAGAACAACATACATCGTTATCTAACAGAGTACGGCATTTATTGCCCAATAGAATATACCCAGCACCACTTGAGCCACGCAGCCTACGCATACTATACACAGCCACATGACAAGTGTGCAGTAATATGTTTAGACAGCATTGGTGAATTTGAAACCCTGACAATATGGCACGGAAAGAACAATAGACTAAAAAAGATACACAGTCAAGGCTATCCACATAGTCTAGGATTGTTCTACAGTGCTATGACACAACGACTGGGTCTACAAGCACAGCGTGATGAATACTTGGTAGCACAGTGGGGTGCTAAAGGAGACAAGCATAGATTCTTCTTTGACATGATGAAGGATTTAGTTGACACTCGTGGCATGGGCGCCAACCCTTACATACGCATGCGAGAGAACATGCACAGAGGACTTGGCTGGTACAAGCCTGAGCTAACCAGTGAACAGGATATGTATGACCTAGCAGCAGCCACACAAGCAGTGTTTGAATATTGTGTAGTAAACATAGCGGCATGGACTAAAACAGCCACAGGTGCAAGTCACCTAGCACTAGCAGGCGGCGGAGCCCTTAACAGAGATGCAGTGGCACTATTAACTGAGTGGGATAGTGTACACGTTCCACAAAACCCAGGCGACCCAGGAAGCTGTATCGGCGCAGTACTGGCTAAGACTCGACAACGAATTGAACTTGACAAACAATGGCACAGGTAGTATACTAATACAATGAGCACTAGACAAAACACAGACTATGGATATGAGATACAGAAAGTGTATCTCGAAATGATGATGAGCGATGCTGAAAGCTTTGTTCGATGTCAGGCAGTATTTGATCCCGAGGCGTTTGATAGACGCTTGCAGGATGGAGCAAAGTTCCTAACAGAGTATGTTACAGAACACAATGCACTGCCTACATTTGATATGCTGAACGCTGCAACTCGAGCTGACTTGAAAGATCCAGGCCAACTGCAAGAAAATCACTATGACTGGTTGCTTGCAGAGTTTGAAACGTTTAGCAGACACAAAGCACTAGAAGCAGCCATTCTTAAGAGTGCCGACTTGCTGGAGAAAGGCGAGTACGGTAGTTGTGAAGAACTAGTCAAGAAGGCTGTACAGATTGGCTTACAAAAAGACTTGGGCACAGACTACTGGGCAGATCCTAGAAGCAGACTAGAAGGCATTAAGAGTACAAACGGACAAGTAAGCACAGGCTGGGCTGCTATGGACAAGAAATTGTTTGGCGGCTTCAACAGAGGCGAGCTTAATATCTTTGCAGGTGGTTCGGGTGCAGGCAAGAGTTTGTTCCTTGCCAACATCGGTGTTAACATGGCTGAGAAAGGTATGAACGTTATGTACTTGACACTTGAGCTTGCAGAAAGCTTGGTGAGTATGCGAGTTGACAGTATGGTCACAGGTATCAGCACACGTGATGTGTTCAAGCAGATTGATGATGTTGAAATTAAAGTACGCATGATTGGCAAGAAGAGCGGAGCGTTCCAAGTCAAGTACATGCCCTCGGGCAAGACAGCAAACGACATTCGCAGTTATATCAAAGAGTATGAGATCAAGACATCTAAGAAAGTAGACGTACTGCTCATAGACTACTTGGACTTGCTAATGCCAGCCAGCATGAAAGTAAGTGCAGAAAACTTGTACATCAAAGACAAGTATGTGAGTGAAGAACTACGCAACTTGGCAATGGAACTACAGTGTGTGTTTGTTACAGCAGCACAGTTGAATCGTGGAGCAGTTGAAGAGATTGAATTTGATCACTCGCATATCTCGG